AATCCCGAGCAGTACCTCGCCGAGGCGCACCAGCAGCTCGACGAAGAGTTTATTTACTACCGTGACCCCTCAAAAGCAGAAGAGCGCGAGCTGCAAGTCACGAAAGAGAAAGCGGTCGATGGGCTCCCCGATGATCTCAAGGCCAAGGTGCTCGAACAGGGCGCGGCACTCGACGGCACTATGTTCAAGGAGCTGGCGAAGAAGGTTCGGGACGCGTACAAGGTCTTCCAATCGGTCGAGAAGTACTTCACGAAGCATGTCAAGGACGAGGCCAAGCGCGACGAGATGATTGCGGGAGCCAAGGAATCTGGCATGTCGATGGAAGCCGCCAAGGAAGCAATGAAGGCGTACAAGAAGGAGTTGGGCGAGAAGGCGCAGGCCGAGAAGACCATCGAACAGTTGGTCGCCAAGCTCAAGAACGAAGAGACACGCAAGGAGCTTCTGGAGCGGGCCGCGAACGAGAACCTCACTCGCGAGCAGTTCGAGCCTATCGTTCAGGAAGCCATCGCCAAGGAGATGTACGAGGAAGAGAAGGCGAAGCTCGACGATCCGCAGTACCGCGAGAAGCTCGCGCAGAAGGCGGCAGCCAAGATCGCCCCGAGGGAGAAGAAGGTAAAGAAAACAGCCCCCGACCAGCCGCTAGGGAAGGGTAAGAGCGGCGCAGCAAAGGCCAAGAAGAAGAGCTGATCCATTACGCCCGCGACCATAGCCGGGGCGGTAACCAATCCGTCCCGGATTTACTTTCTTCTGGAAGAAAACGCAAGGAGGATTATTTACTTGACTAAATCGAAGCACAAGACTGCGACAGGTACCGAGACTGATAGCTTGGGACGTTTAGTCAACGCACTTGAACGCATTGCTACGTCGCTCGAAATCATCGTGGATCGCAAGAAGAAGACTCTACGCATGGTCGATGTCGAGCGCGGGCAAGTCTATAAGACCCATCTTGGTAGAAAACTTTCATCGAGTAAATAGTCCGCAAACCATAAGGAGGGCGAATGGAGTTTACGATCAAGAGAGAACCATTCCTGAAGGAGCTGGCGCTTTTACAGGACGTCGCTTCAAGAAAACACGACAACAATCCGATACGAGCGTGTGTCAAGATCGAAGCGCGAGAGAGCGAGTTACTACTCGATGCGACAGACGCGGACGTATCAATGGGCTGTATCTGCAATGCGAGCGATGGGTTATCAGTCGAAGAGACAGGGGTAGCGGTAGTCGATGCCAAGCGTTTACGTAGCTATATTGGAGGCATGGAAAGCACTGAAGTAGTATGCACGACAGATGAGCAGGAATGGCTGTCGATCTGGTATCCCGACAGACGAGATGGTAAACCGCTCTACAGGATGCCGGGATTCCCCACAAAGGACTTTCCTACCGTACCGGAGCCACCCGACGCAGAATCGGAGAACGGTTGGAAGTCGTCATCGCTTCCCGCTCCTGTATTCGCAAACATGGAGACAAGGGCGCAGTACGCGATCTCTGGCGACAGGGGCTCCATGACGATCCACGGGGCGCTGCTGGAGTTCGCGGAAGACGCGGCCCGCATGGTGGCGACGGACGGCAACAAGCTGGTGGTGGCGGCATACAAGAGCAGCGCAGTAAAGCCATGGGACGTCATGATCCCGAGGCGGGCTCTAGCAGCGATAGCGGCGATGTGTCGCAGTCTACCATTGGGTGGTTCAGTCGAGATAACACGTGGCCCGAACCACGTCTTTGCTTACGCTGGCGGTAGGATGGTTGCCTCGACAATGCTCGCAGCGCAGTTCCCTCCGTGGCGCAACATCATGCAAAAAGGCGTTCGGGCAGTGAAGTTCGCAGCACTTGATACGAAGCGGTTTAAGGCATGCGCCTCTCGCGCGGCAGCAGTTCTCGACGACAAGGGACTTGGCGGACTGAAGCTGCAATTTACCACCTCGAACATCCTGCGTTTCAACGCGCAAAGCAGCTTGTTCGGAGAAGCAGATGAATGGATGGACATCGGGTACAAGCTAGACGAAAAAGCCGCAGAGAACATGGCCGACAAAGATCTGATCGTCAGATTAGGGCACGCTTACCTCTTGGACTTCCTCGGAACGTGTCAGTCCGAAGTCATCAAGATCACAGGAAGTGATGCATCGTCGCCAGTGAAGCTGATCGACGGTGATCTAGAAGCAGACGGTTTTCAGGTAGAATGCGTAATCATGACTATTAACGAAGCTGTCGCAGCTCAAGCCGCAGAGATCGCGCAGAACGAAAAGAAGGAAAAGGCTGAGAAGAAATCCGGCAGGAAAGAACCAGCGGCACCCGTAGAAGCAGCTCCCGAGAAAACAAGACGTCGGAAAAAATAAACCTTGACTTGAAATCGATTCCATGGTATGATGTACGTGGAATCGGGGATACGATACACGCGACGAGGGAGGTGGGGAAAGAATGTCATCGAGAGATCATCTGCCGAAGCTGACGGGCGAATCCCACCGCCCTCGCGTGTGTCGGCTTCGGCAGATGATCTCTTTGTTTGTTTAGGGGGAAACGATGGATCTGATTGTAAAAACCAACGGAGCGGCGCTTTCGGACGACGAGCAGGATAACTTCATACGATGGTTAAATATACAGCTTCAGCGAGCAGGAGCTACTAGACGGATCGTAAGCGTGGAAGATGGTCTACGCGTTCCAACTTCCGATCGGATTGCTCGAATTCAATCTAGTCTCTTTAGTATCCGCGAGAACTTGCGCGACACGCTTGACGACGCCAAGGATGCAAGATTCATTCGACTAGCAGCGGAGCTTGGTGCTTTGGCGAGTGAATTTCTTCCAGAAGAATCTACAAAAGAGTTATTCAGGGGCGGCGACACGGGCGATTGGCATACTGGCCCGAACTACGATTAGATAAAAGGAGTCGACATGGTATTTCGAGGCGACAAAATAGTCATTTCAAACGACGGGGGCCCATTAGATGGTCTGCATGGAGAGGTATTGTCGACGGTCGAAGATGAACACGGACGCATTGTCACGATTCGTCTCGACGAGGGACGTGGCGTATGGCGTCCCGGAGATGAGATTGATCTTTCGGCGTATGAAGTAAAGCTAGCATCTTCAAGCGCGATGGCTTCTTTCGTGATCGATCAGGGACAACCCGGCTGGTTGCCGCTTAAGCTACGAGGGGACGTCTAGACATGACGCCAGTTCAGCGACTAATCTTAGATGATTTACGTGCGGGCTGGAAGCTTGTGCAGAAAACCGAGACAATATGGTATCTAACAAGTACTCCGCTGAAGCCAACACGAGGTAGGCATAGACTTATTTATACCAGATCACTGGAATGTACGATACGGGACGAGATACTTGACGCAAGCGGAGAGCTAAAGAAATGATAGTAGGCTTCACTGGAACACGGAAAGGCATGACGCAGATGCAGCGGAACACGCTGCAAGCGCTTCTTAAGCGCCTTCGTCTCACTGCTGGTAGGCACGGAGACTGCGTAGGAGCGGACGAGCAGTTTCATGACATTTGCCGAGAGCTTGGCGCAAAAATGCACGGCCATCCTGGCCCAGACGGTCCCCTTCGCGCAGGATGTCTCTTTGATACTAGCGCATTCCCAAAGGACTACCTGAAGCGCAACCATGACATTGTGAATCTATCAGACTGCATGATAGCGGCCCCTGCGCAGCGCGAAGAGCAGCAGCGAAGCGGTACATGGTCAACAGTACGCTTTGCAAAGCAAATCGGCAAGTTACTCATCATGCTGTGGCCTGATGGTGAATACGAGATGGTTTTCTAATTCTTCCAGAAGAAGGAACAGATAAATGGCTGAAACAGTAACAAGAGTGAAGCCCCTAAAGCTCAGTAGGAAGAAGAAGTATCGAAATCGAAAGAAGGCTCAGAAGGCTGCGCGACTGACAGTCGTATTGACGGAATCGGGGCAGTTTGAAATATCGGGCGGCAGCGAGCAGAGGACAGTAAGATTGAAGGAAAACGGAAGGTGGGATTGCTCATGCGGCAATGCATCATCGCCGTGCAGTCATGTTCTTAGTATCCAGATGAAACTTGAAAAGGAGCGGAAACAGCGTGAACGAAACGAAAAAAGTCAAAGACGAGCCTGAGATCGAGCAAGGCCCAGAGTGCATCGTAGTTGTGCAAAATGGCTTTGTCTACGTCGGGCACGTGACGCTTGAGGATGGAAGTATGAGAATCTCGGAGGCGTACAATATTCGTCGATGGGGAACGACAAAGGGACTCGGACAGCTTGCTATCGAGGGTAAGCAGAAAGAGACCTTGTTAGATTACTGCGGTGTCGTCAGGGTGCCGTTTCATTCGATTCTCTTTACGATCGACAGTACATTTGGTCTTCTTCCATGAATCTTTTGCGATACGACATGATCAATAGCAGGTTGGGCGGAACGGTCTTGCAATTCCAGGCAGGCTACGGCTCCGGCTACGGCTACGGCTACGGCTCCGGCTACGGCGACGGCGACGGCTACGGCTACGGCTCCGGCTACGGCTCCGGCTACGGCTCCGGCGACGGCTCCGGCTACGGCTCCTGAGATATGAGAATAGCGATGCTAAGTACAGCCCAGATGGTATTCCATCCTCCGCTCGCTAGAGAGATAGGACTAGAGGCTTCCGTGGTGCTTCTTACTCTTGAACGCGAAATAGCCGAGCGGGGAATGGACAAAGACGGCTCTCGAATGGCGGCACGTGACGGCAAGCAGTTAATAACAATGTTTCCATGGCTGTCCGTAGCGCAAGCTCGGAAAGCACTGGAGTCGCTTCAAAGCAAGGACTTCATCTTTATCACAGATACATTATCAAAGGATTCAAAATGGTATGCGCTGAACTGGCGAAAGCTAAAGACACTGGAATCCATAGTCGTACTCGGGGATGGCGACATCGACGACGCACATGAACAGGCAGTGGCTACAAAGCAAGTAAAGGAAGACGGCGTTCCGCAGCTACACAGAGACCTACTGCCCGTCGTGATCAAAATGTCGAATCTGACTCAACCCCTAACGTCCCGCGATGCCAAAGAGTCATGGGATTTTATCAGAAAGATCACAGTAAAGTATCCAGAGGAAGATTTCGGGAGACTACAGAAAAGAATTCTCGGAATGAGGGTCTGGCAAGAGTCGCGCAAGGTCGGTCGCGAAAAGTTCATGGCTCCTAAGCCGCTGACCGCTTGGAGCAACTGGTCACGCTACGGCGACTTCTGTCGCGAGAATTATAACGGCAATCTTCCTCCGATTCCGGCAGAATGGATCGAGGAGACGGGTAGACGTAATGGAATGTGAATTCCCAGATTGTACTGAAATGCGGAAATGCTTTCACTACTGCGCCAAGCATCATCAGTTGGTTTGCATGGAAATGAGATTCACGGAGCTAATGGACGATCTAGTATACACGAGGCAAACGGTAGATGGTCGACAAGGCGCATAAAGCAGTGCATGTGGGCGAAGCTGCCGCAAGGATACTCGAACGTCTTAAGCGTTCAGCGGCGCAGCTACCTACAGTGGATCGTAAATACGACTGCGAAGATTGTCGAGACACAGGATTGATTACAGGCAAGAACGGAACCAGACGCTGCCAGCATGTAAAGCAAATAGAAGCACAGCAGGATAGGGAAAAATTCTTCTAGGAAGAATTTTGGTAAACGATGAGCAAAGATCCCTTTTTCGAGAGGGGCCTACCGGCCTGCCAGGATGCAGAGCGATCCATTCTCGGCTCGATACTGTTAGATAACGATAGATTCGACGAGCTAGACTCATTATTACCACCGCAGGCAATGTTCATAGACAGTCATCGTAGGATTTATAGGGCATTCAAAAAGATACGAGGAGATGATCAGCCAATTGATCTAGTTACAATCTGCGATGAGCTGCGACGAACGGGTGAGTTCGATCAGATAGGAGGGGCCACGTACATAGCCTCGTTAATCGACGGTGTACCGCGAACGGATACGATAGCTCCTTATGCGAGAATAGTACGAGATCATTGGCGAAAACGAAAGTTACTGACAGTCGGCTCGAATATACAGGCGATGGTATTCGATGATGAGATGGATGCAGATGGAATGCAAGCAGCAGCAGAGCAGTACGTTTACGAACTATCTGAAGGCGAGATAGGAGCAGAAGGTCCGAAGCACGTGGCTACGACGGCAGCAAAACTCGTAGACTTCTATGAAGCAAAAGCGCATGATAGGTCGGCACTGATAGGGCAATCTACTGGTTTTAAGGACATCGATGCTCGCACATTAGGATTAGCGACAAAGACGGTGACCGTCATCGCGGCACGCACTAGTCACGGGAAGACAGCAGCTTTGACTAATATTGGAACAAATTCCGCCCTTGAGGGGAAGTCGGTTTTTATGGCATCTGTAGAATCTGCTGCTGAAAAAATAGTGCAGCGTATCTTGGCGTCAATGGCCCGAATAGATTCTTACGTCATGCGCCAGGGTAGAATGAATCCAGATGAGTGGCAGCGCCTGAGTAATGCACTAGAGAGACTTGCTATAACACAATTCGTAATAGACGATTCGGCAGATACCACGCCAGACATGTTAATTAGTCGCTGTAGACAGCACAAGGCGCGTTACGGCCTCGATCTGTTAATAGTCGACCATATCCATGAGATGGAACCCGGCAAGCCATACCGGACCCCGCAGGAAAAAATAGGTTTCGTGATGACAGGCTTACGCCGAGCAGCTCGCCTTCTAGATGTCCCAGTTCTAGCAGCAGCGCAGCTAAGTCGTGCGGTAGACGAGCGTCCCGATCATAGGCCACGCTTATCGGATCTTTCAGATTCATCAGCCATCGAGAAAGTTGCTGATACGATACTCCTTTTATCCCGGAAATGGATGTATACGCGAGAGGATGCGGATAAAGGCATTGCGCTTCTCATTCCAGCCAAGAATAGGGATGGTAGTACCGAAGACGATGTCTACATGGCATTCATTGATCAGTATACACGCTTCGAGGATTTAGCTTGGGAAGATTGGCCGAGAGAAGAGAAGCGTGGATCGAGACGCAAGGCAAGAGCATACTACGGATCAAGGACAGACGATGACGATGACTAAGATCGAAGAAAGAGCAAAGCTACTAAGCAAGGACGGTAACACAGTTTTAGTTATCCCGCATGATATAAACACAGATACAGTTATCGCGGTCGACGGTGAAGTTACGAGTCAGAAGTTCAATCAGATTCAGCTTCGAGGAGTGATAGGAGACGCAGAGCGAAGAAGGCTAGACATGGAGTTCGAACGGGTATCGAAACGATTAAAAACAACGATTCTTCCAGAAGAATAGAAATGGGTGGATCAACAAAAATTAGACGTGATCTTACGGGGCAGATATTTGGGCGATTAACTGTAGTTAGTCGAGCCGAAAATCGATACGGTCGAGTTCACTGGCTTTGTATATGTATTTGCGGGATTGAGCGCGTCGTTCCTAAAGATCATCTACTGCAAGGCGCTACGCGTTCCTATGGATGTCTAAATCGCGATTTAAGTAGAGAAAGAGCTACGAAGCATAATCAATCAGGGACGATAGAGTACAGAGCATGGGCTGAGTCGAAAACAAGATGCTTTAATCCAGCAATAAAGTGCGCTAAGGATTATAGCGAACGCGGAATTACAATGTGCCACGGTCTGCGGGATTCCTTTGAGTTATTTCTAAGAATCGTAGGATTAAAGCCAACTAAAGATCATAGCATTGATCGCATTCATAACGATGGACATTATAGTTGCGGAGAATGCGTAGAATGTACGACGAATAATTGGTCGATGAATATTCACTGGGCTACCAAAGCGGAGCAATCGCGGAATAGGAGATCGAATATTTATCTAACACTTGGAGTAGAAACAATGATTTTAACGGATTGGGCTAAGCGAAAGGGAATGGAGCCGAGCACGCTTTCATGGAGAATCAAGAGGGGCTGGTCGGTAGAAAGAGCATTACTGACTCCAGTGAGGTAGATGTCTTGACATTGTATATGATAAAATTACAAAGAAATCAGTCCTGCGATTGGTGTGAAGAGATGATACTAGCGGAGGAGATGGCATTTTATAATCCATACACGAAGAAAGTCTACCATGAAGGGGAGTGCGCCGAAGGAGCAGAAGGTATATGAGTCATCTAGTCTACGGTTTACATGACAGAGTTATTGAGAATTTACACACAGGAAATGACGATGATTTTACTCCATGCGATCATAGAACTTTTCTGAATGCGGAAGATGGTACTCTTGTGTCGGATGCATTGGAGTACTTAATGCAACAGAACTGGCTATCTTTATACGCGTGTTTGGATTGTGCAATGAAACGTAAAGTCGATCCGATTAGCGGGAGTGTAAGTTTTTGGTGTTCTCGGCATACACAACCTTATACGATTTGCCTAATGTACGTTTTCAAGGGACAGCACGTTCGACATTTTGCCGGACTGGAATTTGATCACATTTTAGTTGCTCCATCTGCGATAGAGAGGATCAATGCCAATTAATTCGATTCAGTTTACACTGACTTTTAGCTCAGTTCAAAAGCGCTGTCAGGAGATTAGCGCCGAGCATGGCTTCTGGGATGGTGAATGGGACAACGAGCGTCTAAGTTCCAAGATCGCTTTGGCGCACAGCGAGCTATCGGAGACCCTTGAAGCAATGCGCGACGACGATCCAGCATCAGAGAAGATCCCAGGCTTCTTACTCGCGGAAGAGGAAATGGCGGATACTGTTATTCGACTCATGGATTTGGCGCAGTACAAGCAATGGCGACTCGCTGAAGCGATACTAGCGAAGATGCAGTACAATGAAGCTAGACCGCACAAGCACGGAAGGGGATTCTGAAATGTTTAAGTACATGAAGAATAAGATATGCGCTTACGATCTCGAGTGGGTGCCGGATATAGCTCTTGGTCGAAGGATGTACGATCTATCAGAAGAGTTCTGGACAGACGCGCAAGTTCTAGAACGTATCTTTCGAGAGGCTGGCGCGACCGAAGAAGTACCTCGACCATTTATTAAACCAATCCTTTGCAGGATAGTTTCCATTGCATGCGTGTTCCGCGATTTCAGAGAGAGCGCACAAAAGCCATTAACGATCTGGTCGATGGCTGATGCGAATGAAGGCTTAATGATAAGCGAGTTCTTATGGCGGGTAGGTAAAGCTTCCCCACAGCTTGTCGGCTGGAATTCTTCGGGATCAGACTTGCCCATACTTGTACAGAGAGCTATAGCGAACGGCGTACAAGCTCCAGACTTCTTCAAGCGTCCCGATAAGCCATGGGAAGGTCGAGATTATTTCGCAGGAGACGATTGGCACATCGATCTCATGTACACGATGTCGCCTTACGACCGCAGGACACGTCCGAAGCTTTCAGAGATGGCACAAGCATGTGGATTTGCAGGGAAAGAAGGCATCGACGGTTCGGATGTCTGTCCAATGTATTTCGAGGGCCGCATTGATGAGATACGGAAGTACAACGAAGCAGACGCGGTCATGACGTACAAGATATGGCTCAAGACGGTATACACAGCGGGATTCATCGACGCGGACGCTTACGAGCACGAACTGACATTTATTACAGAGGAAGCTGAACGCAGAAAAGCAACTCCGTCATTATTCAGTGTAACAGTATAATGAGCGACAAGTCCAAAGAGGATGTTTTTACACGTGCCGGTTGGTTGATCGGGCATAGCTACGTCAAGCCCGGAGATGGCGCAGATGTTCTAAAATGTCTCTCGCAAACCCACGGTGAATCGGTCGTATACGACGTCACTTACGACACTTGCACTTGTTATATAGGGGAATTCAGGAAGAGCAAGATATGCAAACACCGACTCGCATGTTTTGCCGCTCCTGTAGTACTCATGGTTCTTGAAATCAGGGACATTGTAACCGAGGAATATTTGGAGACGATTGGCAAAGAATACGCGGAAGCCATTAAAGGCTGCGATGACTTATTCATCGCAATAGCCCGAACTGAATACATGAAGAAGCTCGAAGAAATAAGGTCGAAGGAGACGGCTGCGGCATGATAGTAGAAGAGGACATGGAGGAAGTCGTAGCGCCAAGACTCAGGACGTATCTTGCCATTGTTTTCGGCAAGCCGGGATTCCAAGGTTCCAAGAGGCTGATCAGGACCACAGATGGCCGAATGGTCATGATCGAAGCGAGTCAGAAGGAAGACGAAAGATTAACAGGTACGGGTAAGAGCTGGCGCCAGGAGCTTATACAGGAAATGCTGAACGACCGTCCCGACGAGCCGTTCAATGAAGCTGTCTGGATGAAGTTAATCGTGTATGTCCCAAGGCCGCAAAACCATTACCGCTCGAATGGAACATTGAAATCCACAGCTCCTCGCTTCCCCGGCAACTCCCCCGATCTCGATAAAGTGCAAAGAGCTGTAGGCGATGCGGCCAAGATAGCAAAGTGGCTAAAGGATGATGCACGCATAGCCGAGTGGCGCGGCAATCCCGGACATGGTCCACAGAGGCTCTACCTCGACGATCCAAGCGACGTACAGCGCTGCGTGATCGCTATGGGCTCACTGGAGCAGGAATGGCTACTTGACAATCCTAATCCTAAGCAGAATAATCTTCTTGACTTTACAGCCCAAGAGGAGTATACTAATGAAGATCCCCAAGAAAGGAACACGCACCTATGAATGATCAAAATCAGACCGACCGAAATCAAACATGCGGTAGATGTAAATGGCTGATCACGATTCCGCCATACTGGATTGGTGAATGCTCGATCCATGAAGCACCGCACAAGCAGAAAGAATACTGTCCCGACTGGCAGCCGCTTCGGCGCGAGGTTGCGTACTGCAAGCCCACGTGCGAATTAAACGGAAGACTGAAGCGCGAGCGACCAGCGAATACTTTGATCGAATACCCCCAGTCGGGAAACCTATCAACTTTCCCTCCCGGCTCATTACTCAAGCAGGAGATACACTACGATGAGGCCGTACCGGGAGCCCCGCTCTACATGGTCGTAGCATGGAACGAGGTAGTAAAGCTCGATCCAAAAACACGCAGCCGAACGGCTTGCGACATACCGGGTATAACGTCCATGTGCCTAGTGACGATGTGAATTCTTCTGGAAGAAACGGGGGCGTTGAATGAATAATAAAATGCGATGGCTTCCAGATGTAATCGAGCAAATGCTCGCAGTAATTCCAGTCGATCAGGTAGAGCTTCGACAGCGCCTTGAATGGCATGCAAAAGACGCAAGTTTTAAAGCTCCGGAACAGATGACTGCCTGCTGGAACTCTACAGCGAATACGCTCAATGGCTTACTCGGCACGGATATGTCGCAGGAATGGCAATGGGATATTCAGGTCATCTTCTCAGGAGAGGATGACATTGCAAAGGAGTTACATGGCAAGCATTCGTAACGACAGCGCCAAGGTAGCAGAGGCGCACAGACAGGCAGAGATTATCGAACAAAAGATACTCGCCTCGACGCACGATCCGCAGCGAAGCTACAATCCGCAGCAAGCCATCGCGGACGCACTGCTGGACATTTGGCAGGAGAATTACGTTGCCCTAAATCCCAATGCGGAGGTAGCTAAAGCATGAGCCTCTTACCTTTCAAGCAAAGTACCGCCAAGTGAGTCGTAGAGACTAAGAGTCATGCTCGCGCTGCGGTAGGAAAGAAGCGACGTAAGCCGCTACTCTTTCATAATGGGACGTCCGAGAAGCCAGTCATGATCTTTCGCGCGAATAGTCCGAAGGCTGGTTATCTAACACAGGCAGACATCGATGCCCTGCCCGCAGACCATGTTCCTACTTATACCAATCAGCTTTACGGGAAGATCATTCGGGGAGAGCTGAAGCCTTTCAGATTCTTCTGGAAGAAAGCGAGGTAGCCATGTGCAGAGTTGTCCGAATGACCAACGAGGCGTACCGTAAGATGCTTGACGATGCGATGGATGTTCAGAGGAGATTACAGACCAGACTCGCTCCGAGAATTTCAAGCTCTGCAAGTGGTGTAATTACCTAAAAGCCCATCCCGAAGCAGCGAGGTCCCGGAGATGACCGCAAGCATGCAAGCGGCGATAGGCATCGCGGACAGGATGGCTTCTTCAGCGCTCGAGCATGTCGAGCAGCCAAAGAATCACGTGACGCCCCTACGCTACGCCTACGGCAGCAAGAAGCGCAAGGCGAAGCGGCTGGCATCGCAAGCGAAGGGATTGTATGAAGTTGTAGCGACATGCGAACGCCGGACAGATAATGTACTAGCACCGAAATACGAACGTGAATGGTTTGTTTTGGCGTCGGGGCCGTCTCGCGCACTAGCGATAGTGAATGAATGGATCAGGATAACGAATAAAGACGTCGAGGTATACAGCAAGCGGAAGGTAAAGCGCATTTGCGGCATAACTGCTGGTACAAAGGAAAGGATTTTATGAGTCGAAGCAGAAAGCAGGCAGGAGCAGTAGGATCGCCGAGTCTTTTAACAATAGATCCAGAATCTCCTAAGTCATTAGTAGAAGATGGTTCGATACTACAAGAGGAGGATTCTGTTCTTATTCGCGTTCCTGTTCGTTACCGCGATAACGTAATTGCCGATTTCGACGGAACAGCAGAGGTAAGACAGCAGTCCGTCGAGCAGCAATACCAACAACGATCCGAGCAGTATGTCGAAGCTCCTCGCGGAGAATTAGCATTGCGCGACACTGCACGAGACCCCGCGGAGCTTCTCGCATTAGCCGTGCAGAAGGACTTCGACATCGAGAAGCTCCAGAAGCTCATGGAGCTTTATGAGCGGTGGGAAGAGCGTCAGGCACGGGCTGCTTATTACGATGCACTCACAGAGTTCCAGTCGAAGGTCCCGCGTATTCCCAAGAAGAAATTAGTGAGCTTTGTTAACAAAGCCGGAACGAAGACCGAATACAGATACGCCCCGCTCGGGGACGTAGATGAGTCCATTAAGGGAACCATGTTCGAGTGCCGACTATCCAAGCGATGGGTAATCGACGACAAGGGCGACATGATTACAGTGACGTGCCACATTACCCATGCCATGGGGCACAGTGAACACGCGGAGATGACGGGCAAGGCGGATGATTCAGGCGGCAAGAATGCGATACAGCAACGCGGATCGACAATCCAATACCTTCAGCGGTACACATTGATTGGGGCGCTTGGCATAGCGACTGCCGACGACGACATAGACGCTAGGATTGGGCCAGATGCCGACGACAAGATCACGCCAGAACAAGCAGCGCACATCAAGGAAGTTCTGCACGAGACGAATGGAAATGAAGCATCGCTCTTGAAATTTATGA